CAATGTTGTTACAACGCAAGGACTTGCAGCTGTAATGTTAGCGATATTTCTATTGCTAGGTGTAAACATTCTGTAGATTTCAAGGTTAGGAGCTACAGTTCTGTAAAAGCCAGCAGCGCCTGCAACTCTACCAGGAGCAGTTGCTAATGTGTTACCTAACAAGAAATCTGTATTTGCATTAACTGTAGATACAGAAAAATCCAAACCATTAAGATTGTTGTGATTGGTGTTGTTCAATCTAACAATACCACCAGCTAATAAGCCAGTTGTACTTGCAGTACTATAAACAGGTGCTGTTACGTTTGTACCAGCTGTTACTGCAGTGTTAGCACCTAACGCAAAAGATGAAGAATCTATTACATTAATAGAGTTAGCAGCAACGTTTGATGCCACTGTTTGATCGCCAGCAGGACGGTATTTAATGATAGTATTGGTAGTCATACCTTTATACCATTCATACTCTATGCCGTAACCATTGTTTGCGGCCGCATGCTGTGTATAGTTTATTATTTTAATATAATCAGCATCTGAACGGATCTTTAAAGTGTGATCAAGACCATCAGATATGAAGTTTCCTTGTTGGAATATGTTGTTCATAATTTCTCCCTTAATTATACTGTTGATTTAAGATTACAAATCCATGCATCATTAGTAATAGCTTGGCCATGGGACATCTTCCAACCACCTGTTGAATTCAACTCAAGCGGTCCGCCAGCTACTGCAGTACTATGATAAAGAAACTTTGCATTGTTAGATTCTAAACCAATTGTTGTATATGCTTCCATACCAGCAATAAGGGTATTATAAACATCGTTACCTAATGCAGATGCGTTAGGTGATACTGAACCACGAGAAGATAGTAAGAATCTTACACGTCCTACAGTTCCCCATTCAGCCATGTCGATCATTCCCTTAGAACCATATTCATGTGTTCCTAGGAATCCATTGATGTTTTCTAATGTAGAAGACAAATTAGAATTACCCATTCCAATATATGCATTTGGGACAGGCGCTGTTCCGAACTTGTTAGAAGCTTCTAGTGAGCTAGCTACGGTCTTAGCGTCATGATTCAACAATGATTTAACACAATCTTGAATATCTGAAAGTGTAATTTCAGTTGGAGAATCGCCAGAAAGGCCACCAACAGCAAAAATAGCAAATGCTGTAGTAGCTAGAAGATCTCTAATAAGATCATCTTCTGTTTGTCTCATTGAACGTCCAAGCAACTTAGCTCTTTGATTCAATACAGGAGACTGAGATGTAAGATCGACTTGTTCGTTAATCTCAATCCACGTACCATAGAAGTTGATTTGCGCATCAACGTAAACAGAAGACATTGATTTTGATGGTGGTGTTACGCCTGTATTCCCTAGAGGAACAGTAGCGCTACCAATATCATCATATCTTTCCATACGAATGGTGTTTCCACTTCTTGAAGCTAAGTTCTTTTTCATAGCTGCTTTTGAGTGGATGAGATTAGGTTCTTCCATGCTAAGGAGAACGCGATCATAATAGATCTGTACTGGTGCAGGTAATGTAGAGGTTGTTACTCTTGCCATAAGATTTCCTTAAGTAATAATCCATAAAATTATAAATTACAGCTTAAGTCGGACGAGGCTCATACAGATATAAACATAAGCCTATATCCATTACGGTCCTGGACTTGCGAGATCCTGTGAGATAAGAAATCTCTAACGCGAAACCGTCAGATCATATGTTAAAAGCTTTTAGGCTTGCGAGACCTATAAGAGCGTTAACCCTTTACACAGTATCTGGTTTGCGACTCCCATTACGCAGCATTCAACATACTTTCGTATAGTCGGCTAAGTATAACAAACAGAACCATAAAGAAACAAATTTGATTTTAAATTATCTTTTACCGGAGATAAACCTAGTAGCTAGTAACCCTGTTAAGAATGGAACACCACTGCTAATCATCTTATCTAAGTGGGCCCATGAGGGCCCATAATACATTTTAATGATAAAAAAACACGCCCATGCTGTAGGAAACATAGGCGTGTAATGTAAAAGAAAAGAGAAAGATTTTGTATCGCGTCGTAGCTTTTAAGCGTAGACGGATTAACCCATTGCTCGTTCAGTAGCAATTCGTATAATTTCATCTCTTACGGATTTACTTTTAAGATCGGAATAATCGGAAGCGTGACTTAAATCAGATTGACTCTTAACAGCGCTTGTAGGTCTTGGCTTAGCGATGTTGTCTTCAACCTTCTGCTTCTTAATTTCATAGTCTTCAGAAATATGTAAGCCAAACTTCTTTATTATGTTATACGCTGATACACCAGTTGTATAGATATCTCTAGATTGTTCTAGCGTTGCTGCTATTTCAGGAAATCTGTTCTTAAGGATAGCTATGTTCTCACCATTAACAATATTAGCAAAGTCTGGGTACTGTGTTTTTAACTTCATTCTAGAGTTACTATCAGCCATATTAGCCATATAACCCTTAATTTGTCTTATCTCTTTTGCTTGAGGATCTTCGTAATCATCAATATCATCTTCTACAGGTTTCTTATTGGCAGCCTCTAATGCTTGTATTCTTACAAGATACTCATCACGTTCACGTTGGAACTGATTCCTAGATGCTCGGAGCGCTTGGATGTTCTCCTGCTTCTCTATCTCCTTAGCTTCTCTTCTACTAAGATTGATATCTTGTTTATTATCTGCACCATCTTCTGCTTGATGTGCACTATCGTCGCCACTAAGAACTGTATTATCTGACTCTTGTAATTCATTAGCTTGGACCTCTTCATTTTGAACTTCGCTTTCTACAACAGCGTCCTGTATTATTTCTTCTGACATAAATCTCCTAAGTAATTTTCTATTGAATGCTCATCATTTAGACTGACAGCCTTAACATAGAGCCTACCAGTTACATAATCTATCACAAAAGGTAATAACGGATCATTTACCATGTTTAAGTCATGCCTTTGTATTAACATATCTTCACATAGCTTCTTAGATGGAACCATCCATAAAAAGGTTAAAGACTCATCTTTTGAATTGAACTTGTACACAGCCTGCTCATAGCCAGGAGTCGGACACGTTTGCCTTGCATAAAAATAGTTACGCAACGTCTTCTCTATAAGCCTCTCTCTCTTAGTAAGCACAACAACGTAAAAGGTTCCAGTATAATTCTTCTTCCCTTTTAATGCCGTGTCCTTAAGGGTATCCATATACCCTTTGTTCATCTCTTTAGAAAGCTCTCTAACCTCAACAGTATCAGTATTAATCTTCTCTGATTCTTTAAGATACTGTTTACCTATATCAGTATACTCGCTCGGCGCCTCAATTTTCTTCTTTTTTACTTCCATTATTATTTTTCCATGGTTTATTCTTTTTCTTAGAATTCTTTTTCTTAGGCTTCTTTCCAGATTTGCTGCTATCAACACCCATAACACTATCAAAAACATCTCTTGCTTTACCCTTAGGTCTCACGGTAGCAGGATTTAAAAACATCTTCATAACTACTCCTTTATAAGTTTGCGCCAGACGAATTGCCCGATGGTCCTGAATTAGCAGGCTCAGACGGGATCTTATCCTTAGTAGCACCTGTAACGATAGCGCTACCCAGCTGTTCAGCATTATTATCTTGGCTAGTCTTAGCATCAACAACCTTAGACAACTGTAAAAGTTTGGTAAGTTGAGAAAGATCAACGTCATCCATCTCTTGAAGAGTCTTAGCCAAGTTAAGCATAGCTTGCGTCTTGTCTTTTTCAGCTTCCTGTCTACGTTCGTCCATCAAGCCAATGTTACTATAAACTCTTGAATCTCTTTCCTTAGCTAGAGAAAGATCAGATTGAACCTTAGCCTTAGCTAGTTCAGCTTGAGCTAACTGGAGCTGTTGTTGTGTCTGCTCAGCCTTCTGTTGCGCTTCAGCTTGTTGTTGCTTGATCTTATCCATCTGTTCTAGGAGCTTGTTCTTGTTTTGGAGTGTTGCAGCTTCAATAATAGCTTCATCAGGAATAGGTAATCCAATCTCCTTGAGCTGGATTAATTGTGAGAACTGCATGGCTCGTTGTGTGGTTGTATTAAACCCTTCCTCTACAGCAGCGTCATATTTTCCAAAGGCCTTATTGTAGAATTGCGGGGCTGGTTCTTCTTCTATAATTCTCTTAACTTTTCCAGGTGTATAGTTAGCCTGTATAGCTGATAGCATTATAGTTCCAAGCATCTTTTGAGACATATCAAGCTGATCGAAGAGAGGTTGTAACGTTGTAAGTCCTGCACCCTGTCTCAGCATAGACAGAATGCCTGCCTTATCGTCAGAAGCACTACCCAATAACTCCTCGTTAACACCAGATATCTCTTGGATCTCCTTAGCCATCTGCTCTGATAACTGGAACATACTAGGTGGAATCTGTGGAGCCTGTATCTGCTGAACGTCAGTCATCTGAGCTTCGGCTTTTAAGGCTAACCCTTTACCCTGACCAGCAAGAAATACATCGTCTGGATTAACCAAGGAATTTTCTTTGTATATATATCCTGAGTTAATTTGGCTCTCCTGGACGTCTAATTCGATGTTCTTACGCCTATTAAATAGG